CGAATCCGAATTCTAACTGTTACTGAAATGTAACACCTCTAATTTGATTTTACAAAAAGTCATTTTAAAGGTGTACTTTTCTGTGTAGAAGTACTATATTCATATTATAACAACGACACGAAAAGAGACTATTATGACTAAAAAGCAAAAGCAGCAGTTTAAAACACGTGCGCTCGGTATGAGTACTGAAATCCGTAAGGTCAAAGCTCAGCTGGTTGGTTTTCCAGAAAAGATGGAAGCCCTTCACGTCAAGCTCACTGATCTTATTGAGAGAGGGAAGTAATCAATGACAAGTTTAGCATCCCGCATTGTTAACGATACCGTATGTGTTATCGAAGGCGATCAGTCTGAGCTTCAACAAGCATGGGCAGAAATTTCTGGCTGGCGTATGTCTGAAGAATGTAAGGAACGTAAGTTAGATTATGGCTGGATCGATCAGCTAAAGAAAGCTGAAAGGGCTATTAGTCATCGTGTAGAAGAACTTAAAGCCCTTGATCAGGCAACCGACTAAAAAGGAATTATGTAATGATTGAAAGTGTTGATATGCCAAACCAAGAATTGATCCTCATTAAGTTTGAGGACTCTGCCGACTTTATTCAGGTTAACACCATGGACTCTGCATGGAAAGAAATCCTGGAACGTGGTCCGGACACACTCGAGTACATCGAGACCTGGGACCCTGAGAAGGAAGAACGTGCAGCTGCTCGTGCAAAAGCAGCAGATATTAATGATCTAAAGTTAATGTAGGGGGTTTACATGGAAGCTCACATAGTGTATGATGACAAACTATCGAATCTTGAGTCCGATACTATACTCCGCATTGCGCGGTTTTCTCGTTCTCGTGGATTTGATTATCACGCCGCAGCTTACACGCCAGAAGGTCGTCGTGCAGCTGCTAAACTCTTTTGGGATCACTACTTTGAAACAGAGGTTGAACTATGAGTAATCAAAGATCAGGCAACACCTACCGTGCTGCAGCTAATGACAACAGCGGTATGAGCACAGTACTATTCTTCAAGTACGCCACTAAAGCTCTTACGGATGCTGGATATGAAGACCCTGCATTTTACTTTGAACAAATCGTCGATCATCTGCGTGATGGCAACTCTCTCCCAACCAGTCAACGTGAAGTTGAAAAGGCTCTCGGACTATGAATTATGTAGCAAATGAGGCGGACGCTAAGTTCGCCTCTAACCTTATTAGGGCTGTAAATGCTTATCAAGCGCAAAAAGGTAAGCCACAATTTCAAATTCAAACTAAAAAGAAAGACATCTACGTCGTATTAAGATCCTAATTGTATAAATATATTCAAATATACACTTTAGATTTAATGGGATAATCGATGGCTCAGTATTCAGTTACCCGCAAAGGGAAATTCTCTTCCCATAACAGAGATATACATGAAGTAGTAATGCTTGCCGATAAAGACGGCAACATTATTAATACTGCAGGGTCTGCATCGAATATCCCAATTGCTGGCGGTGACGTCAGCGGATACTCACATATCAATAAGTTTGGGTTTAACCAGTCTGTAGGTACTGGATTTGAAGTAGTTACTGATACTGGTGGAACACAATCATATCCATCTTCAGCAACCGTAGCTACTATTACTAGTTCTTCCGGAGCTACCGACTCCGGTGTAGAGATTGAAGTCCAAGGACTAGATTCTAATTATAATCAAATTACAGAAACTGTTACTCTTAATGCTAGTGGCACAAAAGATACTGTAGCCCAGTTTATTCGAGTGTTTCGAATGATTGCTAATACAGATCATGTCGGAAGTATTTCTGTTACTGTTGATTCAGTAGTAATCGATACTATGCCAGCTGATGCTGGTCAGACTCTTATGGCAATCTATACAGTACCTGCCGGGAAAACCGCATACCTTCTTAAGTTTCAGGGTAATGTTGAAAAAGATACCGGAACAATTTTTAGATTTCTAGCCAGATCATTTGGCGGTGCATTTAACGTTAAAGGTCAATTTGGAACATTTGGTTCTGCAGTAACCTTTGACTATCCAGTTCCTTTAGTGTTTACTGAAAAAACAGATATCGAAGTGAATGTTAAAGCTCAAGGTACTACTGGAGCTGGAGCAATCTTTGATCTAATTTTGGTGGATAACTAATATGGCTTGGCAAAATATTCCAAACAATCCAAACTGGCAATATAACAATAGCCCACCTGATCCAGGTGCTAATAGTCCATTACGGCCTTTGTGGCAAAAACAAACAAACGGAATTCGTGACTTTAAAGGTCATAAGGTATACACTCAAGTTCGTAAAATTACTGATCCAACAGATAATAATTTTAGTGCCGGCGAGCTTAGTAAAACTTATTGGGATAACCGATAAAAAATATGAATACATTTAAAAAGTTCGTAGCTGAACAGAAAAACACACATATGACCCATATCGAGGACAATGTCCTTTATGGTGGTGTCAAAGGAACTAGAGATGCTATCCTAGCGCTTCGGTCTCTACGTGATATGATGAAGGGTCAACATTCTGGTAATGTTAGTGTAAAGTGGGATGGTGCGCCTTCAGTTTTCTGTGGCACTGATCCTACTGATGGAAAGTTCTTTGTTGCCAAGAAAGGCATTTTCAATAAGAATCCCAAAGTATATAAGACTAATGCAGATATCGATGCAGATGCATCTGGTGACCTAGCTGAAAAGTTGAAGATGTCACTGAAATATTTTTCTGGACTAGGCATTAAAGGAGTTATCCAAGGTGATTTACTTTTTACAAAATCTACTCTCAAATCCGAAAAGATCGATGGAGTGGATTACATCACGTTTCATCCTAATAAGATTGTCTATGCTGTCGAGAAGAGCAGCAAGGATGCTCAAGAAATTAGAGCAGCGCAAATTGGAGTCGTCTGGCATACCGAATACAAAGGAGACAGCTTCGAAAGCATGAAAGCTAGCTATGGTGTAGATGTTACCAAGTTAAAGAAGACGTCTGCAGTTTGGCAGCAAGATGCTATGCTGCGTGATCTAACTAGAGTGGCAACATTGTCTGATAAAGAAACAGCTGCTGTTAACAGGCACTTGTCTGAGGCCGGTAAGCTATTCAACCAGATTAAAAGTTCCACTCTTAGGGAACTTCAAAATGATCGCAAATTGGCAGAAATGATTGAACAGTTTAATAATACATTTGTAAGATCAGGAGCGCAAATAGGTGATACTACTCAGCATGTTCGTAATCTCATCGCTTTTATCAGTAATAAATATCAGAAAGAAATCGATTCTAAAAAGACTGAAAAAGGCAAACAGTCGTGGAAAGACAAACAATCTGAAGTATTAAAATTCTTTTCACCTGATAATAAAAAGAGTCTAAAGGGCATGTTTGACCTTCAAAAGTCAATTGTGTCCGCAAAATTATTACTTATAAATAAACTGAACAGTATTAAGAACATTAAAACGTTCTTAAAAACAACCAAAGGGTTTAGATCAACTGAACCTGAAGGTTACGTCGCTATTGATAAGCTAGCTGGTAATGCTGTTAAGCTAGTAAATCGTTATGAATTTTCAACAAATAACTTTGACCCAACGATTCTCTCGGGTTGGAGTAAATAATGAGGAACGATATGAAATATCTTATTTCCGCAATTGTGGCTATGTCCGTAGCCGCTCCTGCAATTGCACAAGATGCCGCTGGTAATGATGCTCTTATGTCCAACGCGACTGTAGGCGTGTCTACCGATTTAGAAGGTAACGCCGATTGGACCGTTGGTGCAGAATTGGGCGTCGCTGGTTTTGGCGTAGATGCAGGTTTTACACTTAAAGACCGTGGCGACAATACTGCCGATGACTACTCTGTTGGTGTAGGTACCGGTATGGACTTAGGTCTTGCTTCCCTTGATACAAGCATTAACTATGCTTGGGGGGCTTCTGGCGGCGATCTGATTGGTCGTGGCGACGGTAACACCTGGGGTGACCTTACTGTTGATCCTACCTTGAAAATGACTCCTGGTATTATTGGCGGTGAGTATGCATGGGTAGGCGCTTCTATGAATCTGGCTTCTGCTGGTGAAGTAGACCTCGGTTGGGGTGGTGCTTCCTACGGTGTAGGTTACTCGCATGATCTGAACGAGCGTGCTTCTATTGGCATTAGCTACGGTTGGTCTGTAGACGTTGTTGACGACAATGACGATACTACTGTCAACGATTGGACTACTACTGCTGATGGTCTTAAAGTCGGCGTAGGCTTTAAGTTCTAATATGATTGGGTTCAAAGACTTCCTCTCTGCTTTAGCTGAGACTTCCTCTCCTAGTGAGGGGGAGTCTTTACCCATTTCTGAAGTCCTGACTTTTCAGGGCAGACGTAAGAAAGCAATCGCTGCAAGACGTTATAAGCAAAAGCTTCAGCGTCAAAGAAAGATTGCACTTCGTCGTCCTGCTACTCTCGATAGACTAAAAAGACGTGGCCGCAGAACTGCCACAGATGTTATTACTAAGAGATTCTATGGCGGCAAGAGCAAGAGAACCATGTCTCACGCTCAAAAAACAAGAGTAGAGAAACGCATTGCTACTAAGCATCAGCCAGCAATGAAAATAATTTCAAAAAGACTTCTTCCAACTAAGAGAAAGCTTGACGTAGCTAGACGTCAAAGTAAGTCTCGCCCTAAAGCACCTGGAATGTATTAATTATGATTAATGGTTTTAAACAATATTTAGAAGAACAGTCCTCCGTAGGTTACCTGGTTTTTGGCCGGTTTAATCCACCGACGACTGGTCATGAGAAATTGCTAGATAAGTTGGCTAAAACCTCCAGAGGTAAAGACTATTTTATTTTTACTTCTCAATCTTCCGATTCAAAAAAGAATCCTTTAGATTATCAAACTAAAGTAAAATTCATGCGTAAGATGTTTCCTAAGCATGCGCGGAATATTATTATGGATAAGTCTGCAAAGATGTGGTATGATGCTGTGATGCACATCTACAACAAAGGCTTTAAGAACCTAGTTATGGTAGTAGGTTCTGATCGTGTACAAAGATTTGAAAATTTATTAAATGAATATAATGGCAAAAAAGCTAAACACGGCATGTATAAGTTTGATACTATTAAGGTAGTATCTGCTGGTGCGCGTGACCCTGATTCTGATGATGTATCAGGCGTGTCTGCTTCTAAGCAACGTGAGAATGCCAAGAAAAATGATTTCCGCCAATTCTCTATGGGTCTTCCCAAAGGAACTAGTGATTCCTTAGCTAAAGATCTGTTTAATGCAGTTCGAAAAGGAATGAATCTCAATGAAAATAAATCATTTGCTCAACATGTTATGCTGGCGCCAGTTTCCGAAACACGTGAGAGCTATGTTAACGGCGAATTATACGCTATTGGCAGTTCGGTTCGGTTAAGAGAATCTAAAGAAGTTGGTACAGTACGCCATCGTGGCTCCAACTACTTGATCGTAGAGTTTGATGGTAATAAAAAACGTGTATGGTTAGACGCGGTAGAGGAAGCCCAGGACCCTGATATCAAAGATCGTAAGGGTTCACAACCTGCTGCATACCATAAAGGCCTTTCTAAATCTACTAAAGTTAAAAGAGACGCGCAATTTAAGAAGCAGGCTAAAATGGCCGACGATGATCCTAAAGCCTATAAGGCTGCTCCTGGAGATAAGTCCGCTAAGACTAAGCCATCTAAGCACACACTAAGATTTAAACAAATGTATGGAGAGTTCAATGCTTAGTTTCAAATCATATTTAAATGAAGATGCAACTACAGGCTTAAAGAACAAAGCTGAAAAAAGCGGTATGCCATTAGGGATTTTGCGTAAAGTGTATAACCGCGGTGTAGCTGCATGGAAGACAGGACATAGACCCGGGACCACTCCTCAACAATGGGGAATGGCTCGGGTCAATTCATTTGTAACCAAGTCTTCTGGTACCTGGGGTAAAGCAGATAAAGACTTAGCCTCTAAAATAAGGAAATAACTAATGGACTATTTTACTTTTAAGAAGAACTTAACTGAAGCAGTTATTAAAGAAAATCAATATATGCCAAAAGGCGCCACTTCCCGATCTGCATCAGATCATCATCAGGACCATGCTGAAGATCATAAAGAAATGGCTAAAAAACACCGTGAGACCGGTGGACAAAAGCATGAAGCTGCAGCTAAACAACATGATAAAGCAGCTGACTTGCACCAGGATGCTTCTGACCACCACTACGAAATTAGTATGCATAGACAATCTGGTGGAACACACGATGCTGCACATCGCCAGAATAAAAAAGATGCGATGAATAACAGTAGAGCTGCAGCAACTGCATCTAAAACAGCATATAGCACTAGCCATACGTTTGGTGTAAAATAGGTTTATAGAAATGCGACGGTTTAAAGAGTACTATGAGCTTGGTACTAAGAAATATACTAAGCATACCAAGAAAATGACTCCAGGTGAGATCTATGAAGGTCCAGGTAAGCCAGAATCTTGGGAAGCTGGATACAAGCGTAGAGTCATAAAGACTACTAAGCCTGAGCATAAAGAAAAAGGTTATAAGTGGAGAATTAAAGGTAAAGACCGCCCTGAGATTTCCATTAAGCTTTATAAGAAAAAGCCTTCCTATAAAGAGTTTACTAATCAAATGAAACGTGTAGCAGGTCACGAGTTTGGGAGCCGATAATGAAGTTTAAGGAATTACAAGAGAAAGCAACTTCTGTTGCTCAGCAGAGACTGATGGCACTGGCTCTTCAGCACAAGCGCGGTGAACTTCCGGCCGACAAGGTATCTTCTGCTGTCAAAGACCTGGCAAAAGGTATGTCTGAGAAAGACTTAGAGGACTTTGCTAAGACGAAGCATAAAGGTTTGCCTCAGAAGAAAGAAGACAACGAAATCTCTAACCGCTCTGCTGATCTAAAGCCCCAGATGTATAATGATCCTAATACTGGTAAGAAAAAGGTACGGATGGTTCCTGCCAAGACTAACATCGTTAAGACTAATGACTCTATTAAGGAAGCCAAAGACCCTAATGAGTATGACAACGAAGGCGAAATGGCTAAGACTCAGCTGAAGACTATCATACGCAATGCTGAAGAGATGATGGATCTCTTAGATGACGAAGAGAATCTTCCAGAATGGGTTCAAAATAAAATTACTAAAGCATCTGACTACATGACTTCTGCTTACAACTATATGGCAAGCGAAGATGACGATGACGATAAAGAAGACGTTAAAGAATATGTTGAGATGGGTACGGATGACAGCCGTAGAGCTTATTCTAGAATGACACCTGGTCAAAACGAAGCTATGGCAGCTGGTGATCGTATTGGTGCTTTGGCTGCTGTAGGCGCTGCAGCATATGGAGCAAAGAAAGTTAAGGATAGACTTGATCCAGTAAAAGTTGCAGATGCACGCAGAAAGCGTGATGAAAGACGCGCTGAAGTTGATAAAGCTAGACGCGAATTAGATCAACGTAAAAAGTACAGACAAAAGCTTCGTGATATGCAACAAAAGCAAAGAGCTGGAAAATGAAATCGTTCGGTTGCTTTATAGACGAGCCACCTATTGTGGAACAAGCAGAATACCAGGGCCGTAAGGTAAAGCTTAACGATCCATTCCGTTCCAATGATGGAAAGAAAAAATTCTATGTCTACGTTAAGAATGAAAAAGGTAACGTAATTAAACTGGGGTTTGGTGATCCAAATATGGAAATCAAACGTGACGATCCTAATCGCCGCAAAAGCTTTCGTGCTAGACATAATTGTGAGAATCCAGGACCTAAGTGGAAAGCTAGGTACTGGTCTTGTTACCAATGGAGAGCCGGAGCAAAGGTAGATAACTAATGGCAACTAACGCAGAGCGCATGGATCGAATTGAAACTAAGATTGATAAGCTCTCTGAAGTTCTTGTTCATATGGCAAGAGTCGAGGAAAAACTGATTAATCAAGAAGAAGATCATAAGATCCTAAGAAAAGATATTTACAATCTTTATGATAAAGTTAGTGAAATGGAAAAGATTGTTCAAAAGAATCAGATAACTGTAAATATTATAAATAGAATCAGTTGGATAATCATTACAGGCGTGGTG